AGACAACATTCTTTTTCCACAACACAACTAAGGAACAGAGTACATGAGAATAGCAGTAACAGGTAGTAACGGATTTATTGGTAAGTGTTTAGTTGAGAAGCTAAAGACTACAGAGCATGAAGTACTAGAGTTAGACATACACAATTGGGATATTCAAAATATTCCTCGTGATGGGAGTGGTATTGAACAGCACTGGCTAATGTATGACTGTGTTGTGCATTTAGCAGGACTAGTGAAAGTTGGAGAGAGTGTATGCAAACCTTCAGAATATTACAATACAAATATAATGGGAACTAAGAGAGTAATTGATGCCTTCCACGACGCAAAGTTTATCTTTGCCTCTACAGGTGCTGCGTTTAATCCAACTTCCCCTTACGCAAAATCTAAATTACTTGCGGAAGATATTGTAAAAGCTGAGTGCAAAGAGTATACTATATTTAGATTCTACAATGTGGGAGGACGAAATCCTACAAATCCTGAAGGATTACATGCTGCTACGGTTAACGCATGTGGTACGGGGCTTTTTACCATATATGGTAATGATTACAATACAAAAGATGGAACATGTGTAAGAGACTATGTTCATGTAGATGATTTATGTGATGCGATAATAAGAGCAATACATGCGCCAGGTGCAATGACAGACTACGAACCTTTAGGGTCTGGTCACTCTTACACAGTCTTAGAGTATGTAAATGCTTTCTTAGAGGAAAATGGACCAAAGTTCAAAGTAGAATACGGACCGAGAAGAAGAGGAGACAATGAATCAAGTCAAGTCCCTCACATGAGTAAATTTATGAAACCAAAGAAAACTATTAAGGATATAGTAAAAATATGATATTATATACAGAAAAACAATTACAAACAGCTTATATACTTTATGTAAGAAGATTACACGAAAACAATCAAATATTTGGAAACTATCAAATGGATATACCCTCACTAGAGGAATTTAGATTGATATACGAAGCAGAGATAGAGCTAGAATATAATGGAGAGAACTTACATTAATGGAAGCAGTAAATTTATTAGTAGAGAAAGGCATAGATTATCAAATCTCTGGCAAAGATGCAGTTATAAAGTGTCTTAATCCTGAGCATGATGATAGTAATCCAAGTATGAGAGTGGACAAAGTTACAGGAATGTTTCATTGTTTCTCGTGCGGATTCAAAGGTAATGTATTTACTTTCTTTGGTGCACCTCAATCTCCACTAGAAATTAAAAGATACATGCTAAAGGAGAAGATTGCAGAGAAGAAAGCTTCAGCAGTAGGAATTAAACTACCAGCAGGTGCAGTAATGTATAGTGGAACACTAAGAAACATTAGTGCTGATACATTGAAAATATGGAGTGCATTTACTTGGGAGGATGGGGACAAGTTTGCAGGAAGAGTTATATTTCCTATTCGAGATATAACAGGAAAGACAGTTGGGTTGATAGGTAGATTACTACGAGACGATCCAACAAGGCCAAAGTATCATCTTTATCCACCAGGATTAAAGTTACCATTGTGTCCTGCAAAACCTAAAATGATACAGAACAGAATTATATTGGTTGAGGGTATATTTGATGCTCTTAACTTATGGGACAAGGGGTTAAAGAATACAGTCTGTTGTTTTGGAACACAGTCTGTAGATTGGGTTAAACTATCTATTCTAAAAATGCAAGGAGCAACAGGAGTAGATATCATGTTTGATGGAGACGAAGCAGGTCAAGTCGCAGCTACCAAAGTAGAAGGTATATGTGAAACTCTAGGCATGGCACATCAAACAATTAAATTAAAACCGGGCAATGATCCGGGCAACTTCACTAGAGAAGGAGTTGCTAGACTAAAGAGAAGATTATATGGGTAATATGAAAACACAAGAAGTGGTAGATATAAAAAATGCTTGTCCTGAGTGGACAAATCAAGAGTTAAAACCACTTAATCACCAAGGTGCAGAAGTACCTGGGTACATGATAGCAAAAGATGGAGTTGTAATTAACTACAACGTAAAGAAGGAAGGAACACCTTTGACTTGGTATGGAACTGGGCCACATGGAAATAAATATCCTTCAGTTGGACTGAAACTTCCTGCAAGTATACTTAAATATGTGAACACAGAAGCAGGAAACTACTGTGAAAGAACAGATACAGTAAAGAGAGTAGTAAGACTTCATGTATTAGTAATGGATAGTTGGGTAGGTTTAGAGGACTGTCCGGAAGAATTAAGACCCTATTGGCATAACTTTGATGAGAACTTAAGAAGTATCTTAAGACCTTTCTTCAATGTAGACCATATAGATGATAACAAACACAACCCACACGTAAGTAATTTACAGTATGTATGTCCTAAAGACAACCACTGGATTATAAAGGGTGGACACGCACCAAACCTACAGTTAGGTAATGGTGTATATACAAAAGACAAGGAGATAGAATGGCTAAAGTAGCATTAATAGAAGCAAAACCGTCAAGGACTGACTTTATAGGTCACTTTGATAACTTATTTGAATTTGATAGATATTCGCTATCATCAGATGGAACACTGAAAAAAGTACTAAAAAGAGATGTAGATATAGATATAGATATAGACAGCTATGATTGGATTATTTTAGTAGGCTCAGAAGCCCTAAAGTATTACACAAACGTTACTTCAATTATGGAGTATAGTGGTAAAGTTGTAGATGATAAATTTATTCCTGTAATGAACCCAGCTATGATTGCTTTCAAACCAGAAGTAAAAACACTCTGGGAAGATTCAAAGAAAAGTATTATAGAATACGTATCGGGAAAAAAGAAAGTAGTAAAGATAGATGAGAGTATTGCTTTTGGAATAACCGATAGTGTAGAAGCAAGTAAATTTATTATAAAAGCTAGAGATAGTGAGAGTGAATATATTGCTCTTGACTCAGAAACATCAGGACTGTACCCTAGAGATGGGTATATGATTGGTATTAGTTTAAGTTATGATGGTGAAACAGGTGCGTATATAAACTGCGACTGTATTAATGCAACATGTGAGGCTCTTTTACAAGAAGTCTTCGATAAAAAGATAGTAGTATTTCATAATGCAAAATTTGATGTATCGTGGTTTGAGTATCACTTTAAGTTTAACTTTCCTAGATTCGAAGACACAATGCTACAGCATTACCTAATAGATGAAAATCCAGGAACCCATGGACTAAAACAGTTGTCTCTCAAACATACTAAGTATGGAGACTATGAAAAACCTATGTATGACTGGATAGCTGACTATAGAAAGACAAATGGTATACTAAAAGCAGACTTCAGTTGGGATATGATTCCATTTGATATTATGAAAACTTATGCTGGTATGGATGCAGTTTGTACGTACATTCTACATGGCAAGTTTAAGAAAGCTTTAGATACTAATAAGAGACTTACTTGGGTATATGAGAATATTCTAAAGCCTGGGTGTAGATTTCTTATTGATGCAGAAAATAATGGAGTACCTTTCGATACAGATAGACTAGTAAGTTCACAAACACTTATGGCAGATGTTATCGAAGATGCTGCTCAAAAGCTAGATGAGTACAAGGAAGTACAAGACTACAAAACAAATACAGGAGACTTCAATCCTAACTCAACAAAACAATTGAGAGAGTTATTATTTGACTATATTGGATTAGAGCCTACTGGAAAGAAAACAGGAACAGGTGCAGATAGTACGGATGCAGAGAGCTTAGGTAATCTTGCAGAAGAACATCCAGTTCCCCAACTCATTCTGAATGTTAGACAGAATGTAAAAATTAAAACAACTTATATTGATAAAATTATACCCGCACTAGATAGAGATGGAAGATTGCGTACGAACTTTAATCTTCATGGGACTACATCAGGTCGTCTATCATCTAGCGGTAAATTAAATATGCAACAGCTGCCTCGTGATAATCCTATAGTAAAAGGTTGTATGAAAGCGAAGCCTGGCAACAAAATAGTTGCAATGGACTTGACAACTGCAGAAGTATATTGTGCAGCTGTCTTAGCTAAAGACCACAACCTTATGGAAGTATTTAAGAGTGGAGGCAACTTTCACAGTAATATTGCGAAGTTAGTCTTTGAGCTTCCATGTGAGGCAGACGAAGTTGCAAAACTATACCCAATGGAGAGACAGGCTGCTAAAGCTGTGACATTTGGTATAATGTATGGTGCTGGTCCGCAAAAGATCAGTTGGCAAGTAACAAAAGATAGTGGTAAACTTTTTACCGTATCTGAAGCTAAAGAGGTGATTGATGACTACTTTAAACAGTTTTCAGCACTCCGTAAGTGGATTGATAATTCTCAAAACTTTATTCGTGACAATGGTTTTATTTACAGTCACTTTGGAAGAAAAAGAAGATTACCAAATGTTGCCTCGAAAGATAAAGGTGTTGCCTCTCATGAAGTGAGATCAGGACTAAATTTTCTAGTTCAGTCCGTTGCTTCTGATGTAAACTTACTCGGAGCAATTGATACACATAGTGAAGTGTTAGAAAAGAAAATACCTGCTAAAATATTTGCGTTAGTGCATGACTCAATATTAGCAGAAGTGAAGGAAGAAGCAGTAGAAGAATACTGTGAAATCCTACTAAGAAACATGCAAAAGGATAGAGGACTCTCAATACCAGACTGCCCAGTAGGGTGTGATTTTGATATTGGTGATGATTACTCTTTCGGCAAGTTTGAAAGTAAGTATGGTGTATGATAGAATTAAGTTTCCCGTCTATGTCGTAGGCACAGATGATATTGACTTAATTGATGGACTACTTGTAGCCGACGGGCAAATTCTTGATGATAAAAATATGTCAGGTAAGAATCTTGCGATGCGTAGACTACAGAGTCCTATGAAAGGAATCTATCCACTCAAGTATATGATTGATACGATTCCAGATTTAATACGACACCGTGGTAAAAATTACATAGATAGTAATGGAAAATATTTTCAACTTGAAAAAACAAAAACAAGTCCCATTAAGTATCACAAAATGGGCAAGATAGAAGGTAAGGGTAATGCAGCACTTGTATGGTGCTTAAACATTCCCTTTCCCTTTGTCTGCAAAAGACCGCCGAAATTAGAAGAAACTTGGGCAGGAATATTATATAGAAAGGGACTTCCATGGGAACTATGGGAGTTTAGTACAGAAAGGAAGAAAGACACATGGCGAAAGATTTAATAGAAGATTTAAAAAATGGCATATGCCTAGTAACTTATCGTAGTTTAAATTCTAATAAAGAAAAGGAATTTGAAGCTACATTGATGCCGGAGCATATATACAATAATACATCTCTTAACCAAAGAGAAGATACAGACAAGATTCTTATGTATAACTGCACTTTTGAGAAGTGGGAAGATATAGATAAAGAAACAATTTTAGGGTGGATAAAGCTATGAATCAAGTAATTAAAGTACCATACTGGTGGTGGGAGGGTGCGCTAGAGCCTGAGCTGTGCAAGGCAATCGTTTCTATAGGGGATAAACTAGAACTTACCACTGCAGGTATTAAAGACAGCAAGACTGTAGATGAAGAGTACAGAACAACACAAGTAGGATTTTTCGCTTCAGGTCATTGGGTTCAAACAATAACAGATAAATTTGTAAAAGAAGCAAATAGAGGAGCAGAATGGAATTTTGACTTAGACTCCTTTGAATTAGTACAGTATGGTAAATATGCTAAAGGCTGCTTCTATAAAGAGCATAGGGATTGTGATGTGGAAAAGTACGGAAATAGAAAGCTTTCTATTAGTATTCAACTAACAGAGGAAGAAAGATATAATGGTGGAAATTTTAAACTTAAAGACTTCTTTGGACGGGAATTATCCCTACCAGAAGGCCTTCGTAAGCAAGGATCAATTATAGTATTTCCTTCTATGCTTCTACACGAAGTCACAGAAGTACGTGCAGGTACTCGACATTCTCTAGTGCAATGGCATAGTGGGCCAGAGTTTAAATAATGAAAGCAGTTATAGGTAACAGAATATTCATGGAAGTTCCTGCAGATCTTCGTGCAACTATTGATAAAGAATTAACATACTCAATTGCACCTAGGAATCCCCAAGACCCGCCTTTCGTAATTAAAAATATGGGCTTAATTAAAGGAGGTTTGATTTCTATACCTAGTGGGCGAATCGATTTAATCCCAAATGATTATAATATAATCGATAAAAGAGTTGATACGGAAATAGAATTTCCAGAGTTTACGTTTACTTTACGACCTTCCCAACAAGACGTATATGACGAAGTAGAGGACAATGCTATAATAAACGCATGGGTCAGTTGGGGAAAGACTTTTACAGGTTTAGCTATTGCTTCAAAACTTAAAAGAAAAACATTGATAGTTGTCCACACAATTGCATTAAGAAATCAGTGGGCAAAAGAGGTAGAAAAAGTCTTTGGAATTACGGCAGGTATTATTGGAAGTGGAAAGTTTGAAACAGATAGTCCGATAGTAATTGGAAACATACAAAGTCTTTACCGTAAAATGGACGAGATAAAAAAAGAGTTCGGGACAGTCATACTTGACGAGATGCATCACATCTCAAGCCCAACTTTTAGTAGAATTATCGACAAAATGCATAGTCGATATAAAATAGGTCTAACAGGGACATTAGAAAGAAAAGATGGTAAGCACGTGGTATTTAGAGATTACTTTGGACAGCACGTTATAAAACCACCTAGAGAAAACTATATGACTCCTGTTATTGACATAATTAAATCCGAGGTGCGTTTCATGGATGGAGCGCGTATACCTTGGGCGAATAGGATTAACCACTTGGTTTCACAAGAAGAATATGTGCATAGCATTGCAATGATTGCATCTGCTTATGCAGCCAAAGGACACAAGGTTCTGGTAGTAAGTGATCGAGTCTCTTTGCTAAAGACTTGTGCTAGACTGAGTGGTGATTCTGCCGTGTGCATTACAGGCGAGTTAGAACATGAACAGAGGGAGGAACTTTTAGAAAGTGTAAAAGATTCTAAAGATATCCTCTATGGTACACAGGCTATATTCTCAGAAGGAATATCTCTTGACGTATTAAGTTGTTTAGTTCTAGCAACCCCAATCAATAACGACCCTTTACTCACGCAGTTAATCGGCAGAGTTATTCGTAAGAGAGAAGGAAAGAGGCAACCCATAGTAGTAGACATAAATCTACGAGGTAAGACTGCTGCTAAGCAGGCAACGGCTCGACATGGGTTTTACATTAAACAGGGCTACGAGGTTAGAGTTTTATAAATTCGTTAACCGAGTAGATCAGAAAAATAATGCTTGACAACAAGTTAAAATTTTGTTATAATATATGATATTGTATAATTGGAAAAAGATTCTAAAAGAGACAAACGGTAGTACCAAAGACATCATGGTTATTCTTGATATCTTAACGTACAGAATACCGCCTTCAAACTATTATGACCCCAAGTTCAAATTTTGGACTAAAAAGTGGGGAGGGCATAGTTACCTCTTAAATCCTAAAGCATTATTTATACAGCGGAGATTTTTCTCCGACAGAGAGATTGTGGAATATGCAGGTGTCGCATCATTTCGCAGTTATAACCACTATGTGGTAACAAAAGACACCACACTGGACCTCATAAGGTACCCACTGAGTGAGGATATAATATTAAACAATAGATTACTTAGAATAGAAGATGATAAGATTCACTTCAAATTCGAAGAAATCACAGACTTAAAGGAATTAAAATGGCAATAAAATTTAATCAGACTAAAGGCGAAGCTAAGAAAGAAAGAGCAGAATCCTACGCATATGCAGGAAAAGAAGACCACCACGTAAGACTAGTGGGCGACTTATTACCAAGATATGTGTATTGGGTTAAAGGCGAGAATGGGAAGAATATCCCTATGGAATGTTTGGCTTTCGACAGAAACACAGAAACTTTCAACAATAGAGAAAAAGATCATGTACAAGAGTACTTTACCGACCTAAAATGTGGTTGGTCTTATGCGATTCAGTGCATAGACTATGGTGATAACACAGTAAAGATCTTTAACTTAAAGAAAAAGTTATTCGAGCAAATTACTGTAGCGATGGAAGATCTAGGCGATCCTACTGACCAGACTACAGGATGGGATGTATTCTTTAAAAGAAAGAAAACAGGACCAAATCCATATAATGTGGAGTATCAATTACAAGCACTTAAGTGTAAGCCTAGGAAACTAGACGACAACGAGATGAAACTTGTTGAAGGTTTAAGATCTATGGATGAAGTATTACCAAGACCTACACCTGAGATACAACTTGAACTTCTTAAGAAGATAACACAAGTTGATGGTGAAGTTGATAGTAACATATCAGATGAGTTTGACGTATCGTAATATGATTTTATTTACAGCAGATTGGCACATTAAATTAGGACAGAAGAATGTACCGGCATCCTGGGCTTGCTCAAGATATCAGTTATTCTTTGAACAGATAGAAGATGTAGTAAACGACAATGACGTTTCATTACACATCATTGGAGGAGATCTATTTGATAGAACTCCTTCTATGGACGAGTTAACTCTTTATTTTGATTTTGTAAAGAGTGCTAATGTTAAAACTATCATATATGATGGCAACCATGAAGCTACTAGAAAAAATAAAACATTTTTTAGTAATTTGATAAGAGTTACTAACGAATTAAACCCATTGGTTGAAGTTATAACTGAAACTAAAGAGTTTGAAAACTATGCTATATTACCTTATGCAGACTTGCACAAGAAGAATAGTATAGAGAATATTGACTCTCAGGTTTTATTTACTCATGTGAGGGGCGAAATACCCCCTCATGTGACACCTGAAGTAGATTTAACAAGGTTTGACAAGTATAAAACTGTCTTTGCTGGGGACTTACATGCTCACGAGAATACTCAAAGAAATATTGTATACCCAGGTAGCCCAATGTCTACAAGTTTTCACAGAAACAAAATTAAAACTGGTTATCTTCTTATCGAAGAGCCACATAGAGCAAATGGATTTGATTGGAGTTGGAAATGGGGAGAGTTTAAACTTCCTCAATTATATCGTAAAACTGTAACAAGTACAGATGATATGGTAGCAACAGACTTCGATCATACAATCTATGAAATAGAAGGTGATGTAACAGACCTTGCTAATATTAAGAACTCAGATTTATTAGACAAAAAGTTACTAAAAAAGACAAGCGAATCTACACTAGCACTAGAAAAAGAGATGACTATTGAAGAGGAACTTGCAATGTACTTCGGAGAAGTATTAAACTTGGATAAAGAAAAAATTAGTAAAGTAATAGGAGTATTTAGTGATTATTCTAAAAACGTTGAAGTGGAGTAACTGTTTTTCATATGGGGAAAATATTGAATTAGATTTAGAAGATTCAACCCTAACACAGTTAGTTGGAACAAATGGTGTAGGCAAATCGTCTATCCCCTTAATACTAGAAGAAGTATTATTTAATAAGAATAGTAAAGGTGTTAAGAAGGCAGACATACCTAATAGATATGCAAACAAAGGTTATAGTATTAATCTTACTTTTTCTGTTGACGACAAAGACTACGAAATTGATGTAAAAAGAAAGGGTGGAATTAAGTGTAAATTATATGAGAATGGAAAAGATATCTCCTCTCATACAGCAACAAATACGTATAAGACTGTAGAAGACTTATTGAACATAGATTTCAAAACATTTACACAGTTAGTATATCAAAACACCAATGCTAGTTTGCAATTTTTAACTGCAACTGATACTAACAGAAAGAAGTTTCTAATTGACCTATTAAACTTGGATCAATATGTGCAGTTTTTTGAGTTGTTCAAAGAAGAATCAAGGATTTCATCACAGCATTTAGCAGGACTAAATGGAAAATCTGGTCAAATTGTTTCATGGTTAGAGAACAACAATTCGATAGACATGACACTACTTCCAAAGATGAATCTACCAAAAATCGAAGAAAAAGATGAAGAAGAATTACGTTCACTAATGATAGAGATTTCAAATATCTCTGAAAATAATAAAAAAATCTCAAGAAATAATCATTGGAAGTCAGAGTTAGAAGAAATAAATATCTCTAAGTACCAGGATATTGTAGCAAATGGGGCTAAACAAGATACTTCCTTCTTCAATGAGTCTTTAGGTACTTGGAAGTCAGAACTTGCTCAAGAAGTAAGAATGAGAAATAAGTATGAAAAGTTAAAAAATAGTGATAATGCAGAGTGTCCAACTTGTGAGCAACCTATAGATTTAAAATTTATACAAGAGCAATATGATAGACACAATAAAACTGCAACATATATGGGTACAGAAATTAAAAAAGTACAAGAAAAAATAGTTGGAGCAGAAGAGAATAATGCTAAACTTCACCATGCAGATAATATGGTAGAAGAGTGGGAAATGATTTATAAAAGTATAAATCAAAAACTGCCAAGTCAGTTAATAGACAAAGGCAAGTTGGAGGACAGAATAACTGTACTTAAAACAAAAATACAAGCCGAAAGAAATGAGCTTGAAAAGATAATAGAAAAGAATAGTGAAGTAGATAAACATAATACAAGGGTAGGTATTATACAGGAACAGACAGAAGGTTTCGAAACACAGCTAGAGGATGTAACAAACGATATAATTATCGAAGAAGAAAAGAATACTTATTTAGAAGTATTAAAGAAAGGCTTTAGCACAAATGGACTCTTAGCATATAAGATAGAGAGTCTAGTAAAAGATTTAGAAGAATTGGCAAATAAATATTTAGCAGAACTTTCTGATGGCAGATTTAACTTGCAGTTTGTAATTAACAATGATAAGTTAAACGTAGAGATTGATGATAATGGTAAACCAGTAGAAATACTAGCATTATCAAGTGGTGAACTCGCAAGAGTAAACATTGCAACTCTTATTGCTATTAGAAAACTGATGGCGAGTATCTCGAAGTCAAGAATAAATATCTTATTCTTAGACGAGGTAACACAAGCTTTAGATGAGCAAGGTAAAGAGAAAGTAGTAGAGGTTTTGTTGGGAGAAGAAAACTTAAATACTTTCATGGTGTCGCATGGTTGGACACATCCACTGCTCTCTAAAATAGAAGTAATTAAAGAAGAAAATATGAGTTATTTAAATGACGGATAGTAGAGCAAAAGGAGCAAGAGGTGAGTATCTAGTAAGAGACATGCTTCGTAGACATACACAGTTAGAGTTTGAACGAATCCCAGCATCTGGTGCATTGCACTATTTGAAAGGGGATATATACGTTCCGCACAAACACAATATATTTTGCATAGAAGTGAAGAATTATAAAGATTCTCATTTTAATGACAAGATATTTACTAGTAAAAGTAATGAGTGGATGAAGTGGTGGAGCAAAATATGTAAACAAGCA